GCAGGAGCTTCAAAGCCTACATAGTTACTACCTTCATAAAATCTTAACTCATTGTTACTTCCACCAACTGATATATGACTACTAGATGTTATAACACCATCACTAGCTACCGTAATAGCTGCAGGAGTTGTTGCACTTCCAATCGTTCCACCATCTTTAATAATGATATCATCTTTAAAAGTAATAATACCTGTTGATGCAATCGTTATAGCATCATTAGCACTAGCTACACCTATTGTACCACCAGACTTTATAATTAAATCATCAGCAATAGTTAAAAGACCTGCAGAACTTAGCGTCATTTTAGCAGTAGCAGACGATGTAGCTGCTTCAGATACACCTGTAGTAAATATTAATTTAGTTGGGTTAGCATCAGATTGAAAGTTACCTTCTGCTATAGCGTGAATACCTGCTGATACAACTTGTGCATCACCTGTACTATCGTCACCTGCTGCAAATTCTAACGAAGCTATAACATCATCTGTTGCTATTGTGTTTTCTTCAGACTTTAACTGCAGAATAACAGGTCTATTATCTGTTCCCGATACAGTATTAGTAATTGTTAAACCTGCATCGTGAACATGAGTAAGAGTTATTTCATCACCTGCACCAAATGTAATAATACTGCCATCACTATCTAGCTTTAAATCATTGCTAACTGTTACAGCCGTAGATGCATTAAGATCTATTGTAGCTTCTCCATCTATACGAAGAACTCCATTAGAAGATTGCTGTATAAATGAAGCTGCATCACCAAAGGTAAGTTTATTGGTACTGTTAAGAGTTAATCCTGTACCACTTGTATGAGTTAAAGTAGTGTCATTACTAGCACCAAAACCTAGTACAGCATCATCACTGTTAAGCTTGAGATCATTACTAATAAGAACAGCAGTTGATGCATCAATATCTACAGTTGGTGCAGTTATTGCAAGTTCTGTATCAGCATTGATATCAAGTTGACCATCTGTACTAGAATGAATAGTTAAAGCAGTGTCTCTAAATTGTACTTTTTCAGTACCATCTATTAGTACATCATCAGAGAATTTAAAATAATCTTCATCTTCCATCCATGTTAGTACACCATCAGATGTATTAGCATTGAATGTTAAAGCTATATCTACATCACCACCCTTACCAATACTGATAGTATTTGTATTAAGTGTGAGAGTGCCTGTTCCTTTAGGCGTTACTGTTATGCCAACATTAGAATCTGTACCAGTAGAAGATAGAGTTATTGGATTTCCTGTAGCAGAGTTAGCCATAGTAAATTCGTTAACAGCACTTCCTGTAGCTGTAATCTTTAGTGCTTCATTACCACTAGTGTCTGTTACTAAAGGAGTTTGAACAGCCGTATCTGCTTTAACAGATCCACTCCAAAAACCATCTCTAAATTTTGATCCTGTTGTACCAACATCTATTGTTGTTGTACCGGGAAAAATACTTGTTGTAGTAGTTTGTAGCTCTTGGTTAGCTCCAAGCGTAGCAACCCTTGTACTGTCTGAACCATTGTGAGAGTGTCCAGTGCTAGAACTAAATGCAGCTATAATAGAAGTAAACTCATCATTAAGATGTTCTTCTTTTATAACACCTCCAGATGCAGGTAATCCAACACCATTTTGAGATACTGTTCTAACTTGATATGTATTACCCATTGTCTTCCCTTCCTATTGTCTTGTTTCAGCACTGTATTCTAATACAGCCGTATCAAGTCTAAATGATGGATTAACTGATTCTTCTTCAATTCTTATAGCCACTGTTTTACCAGAGCCAACCACAGCATTATTGTATAACTTATTAAAGTCAGCACTATATTTATCTGAGTCATAAGTTGATGCTATTGAGTTAAAAAAAGTAAGCCCTGTTCCTGTTGTAACAACAGATACTGGAGGTGGTTGAATAATAGAAGCTTCTCCCTGATCATATTTTATATTTAAAGACAAAGAGATAGCACCATTAGGATCTAAATATAAACCACACTTGTAAAATGTTTTTCTAATAGTCGGATCGTTAATAGGCATAAAAGGTGATTCAAATATAGCTTTTATATTAGCAGTATCAAATGCACTTGTTGCTTCCCCTTGATATATGTATCCATCAGTATGAGCAAAAAGAATCATCTCCGCTACACTACCTGCTTCTCCATAATAACGAGAGTCAGATACATAAGATTTAATACCTTTTGTTTTAGACCAATTTAAACCTGCACCACCTTGATCTACAAATTTTGTAGCTATTAAACCTTCTGACTCGTTAACTGTAAATGCACTAAAAGCTAATAATCTGTACTGACCCTTCTCTCTAATAACATACGAATCAAAAGAAGTTCCTGATAGTCCATCTATATCTTTCTTTATAGGTTTAGATGCAACCTCTAACCCAAAGTCACCTATCTTCTCAGTTGCAGCAAGTGATCTAATTCCATCTGGTGCATAAAATAAAATATCACCACCAACTTCTTGTATTGTATCTGGTTTAATACAACCTAAATTTTCTGTAATAGGAGCTAGTTTAAAATCTGTAACTCCAACACCTGTCATTTTTTGAATACTATTTTTAGTAAAAACTATAAGTTGTTCTCTAAAAACAATGAGTCCAGTAATACTAGACTTTACATTTATTTCTAATGCATCAGATCCTGTAAAGTTAGAGTCACTAGTTATTTCTCCTACAATAACTTTATTACCTTTTCCAAAGACTAAATGATTCTTAAACTCTACAACATGACTTGAACCTACAACTGGCACAATAGCTGAAGCAGAAGCATTTGCAAAAGTTACAGAACTACCTGCTGATTGAGATCCATCATAATAAGCAGGAGCATTTACACCATCTACAAATATTGTTTTTTCTCCTGCACCAAAATTGTAATGAGTAAATCTAACTTTAGCACCTGATAGTGCAGATCTTGCAGCATAGTTAGTTGCATTATCAGCATGAGCTTGAGTTATAGCACTTGAAGTTACAACATGATACTTGTCATTACGAACAACAACTGCAGTATAGTTATTACTAACTAATGATATGCACTGTACGTTACCACTTGTAGGCACAACACTACTATTAAATTTTTGAAAGCCCATTATTTTTTCATAACCACCTGCTAAAGAAGGTTCAAAATTTTCTAAAATAGTAGCACTTCCAATAGCATTAGTTCCCTGCTGTAAAGGACTTAGATTTGAAATTAATCCTCCTTTAAACTCTAGAGGAAATGTCTGCCAATCTGTTGCCATTATGCTAACCTTGTATTACTAATAACACCATTAGAGGAAACAATCATAGAGGATCTTAGATAATCATACCTATTAATATAAAGACTCCTCATATATTTAATACCTTCTACAAATTTTTGTTGGGAGAGTTGAGCTGCCTGCACATCACCTCTAAACTGATAGGTATAAAACATTGCACCATCAACAATAACATGTTGAAATTCTTTTGGTATAGTAGGTACATCAGTATTTAAAGTTAATGATACAGGATTTTGATAGTATTCATAAACTACCTCGTAAGCTTTGTCTGGACAAGGTATAAATATAAACTCTTGGCTTGGACTTCTTACAATGTATCTTGGCGTTGATCTAATAGTAGTACTTGTATTATACTCATGATCAATATATTTGTCAAGATATTCTTGATAATCCATTATAGTTAATTTTTTAGTTTCTACATTTAATGTAGCATTTCTTTTTATCCTAAAGCTATTCATATTGATAAGTTTAGCATCTTCAGGATAAGCATACCTAGCAATACCTGCTGATAAAGTTTCCTCTTCTTCTCTGTGATTCCAAGGCCAGTTGTACTCTTCATGGTTTATGTGCCTAATTGCAGAGTTAACAGCATCTTTACTCGTTTGATAGAAACCACCTGCAGTAGGAAAAGTAGAAGTAGTTAGCTCTACTTCATTCACTCTCCTATTTATTTCATTAACTAATTCTAAGAAGTTATAAGCCATATTAGTTTTCCTTAATACGTAATCTAACAGATCTTTCTGAAACTAATCCAGAAGGTGTAGACGTTATTTGACAGGTAATTTTATATGTTTTATTTACTGTGCCACCTTCAAGTCTAATTGTAGCAACCGTACTTGTCTGAGTATGCAGTGATCCTCTTGAGATTAACCCATCTACAGTAACATCAGATCCAAAAGCCGTAGCTGTTTTAACTCCACTTGCATCATCTATAAACCAAGCTACTTTAGGATTTGTTGCAATAGTATCATCCCCTAAAAATCTTGACCAATCTACACTGTAGTCAAGAGATTCATCAGGATCTTTATTAGGCCATTTATAAGACATCTTATTTCCTTATGCTGCTAGTAATACTTTTGAAACAACTTCATGTTTCTTTTCTGCAATCTGAATAACTCTATTTTCTTCTGGTATTTGCACAGTGCTAGATATGTTATTATCTCTATGATCTACATATACTGTTCTTTCTCTTGCGTAACCTTCTGCTTTTAAAGCTATTACTATAATTTTATTACCATCAAGTACACTAGAAACAGAAGTACTTGGTAGTGTTATATTAGCATCACCAACAACTGTTACAGTACCGACAGAAGTTGTAGCTGTTAAACTTGTAAGATCTACATTAGCACCACCACTTATAGTAACAGTTCCAACAGATCCTGATGCAAGTATTGTACCTAATGTTATACTTGCTGTACCCGATATTGTAATAGTACCAAGAGATGATGTTATTAAGAAGGTACTTAAATCAATATTGGCATTACCAGAAACAGTAGCAGTACCTATACTTGTTGTTCCAAGTATTGACGGTAAAGTAAAAGTTGCTGTACCAGTGGTAGTTAGAGTTCCTACTGATCCACTAAGAAGTAGAGAGGTTGGAGTAAAGCTTGCACTACCTACTACTGTGACATTATTTCCATTAGTAGAGGTAGTTAATTCAGTTTGATTACTTGCTATATAAGTAGCAACACTTACATTAGCATCTCCAGTAATTGTAACATTACCTAGAGCAAGTACTAAAGTGCTTTGACTAGGTAGTGTTACATAAAGATTGGATGAACCTTCGGCACTAAAGGCATCTTCACTATAGGATAGTATACCAAAGGACATAAGTTACTCTCTACTTCTTTTCTGGTTCTTTTTTAACTGATTCAATTAAGTTATTAGTAAAGAACTTTAACGCTACTTCAATCTGATCTAGTTGAAACTTAGCTTGATTAGACTTCATCTGAAGATCTCGTATCTGAGTGATTGCATACTGTTGCTCATTACTCATACTTTCTTGATCGTACTCTTCACCATCAATATTTATTACGTTACT